GTAGTCATTTTAGAGAGTACTTCTTTAAGTAGATACGCAAAATAATCTTGAGCAAAATTAATTAATTTTTTTATTAATCTATCTCTTTGAAATTCTGATATCTCTACCTTTTCAGTTATTTCACCACCTAATATTTGTTCTATATTAAATGGCCCTATTTGTATATTTTTTAAATCTTCTATTTGTTGTTCTATATCTTTTTTCTCATCAGCAATAATAGCTTGAATAGCTAATTTAGCAGCTGCTCTTGGGTCAGTTGGTAAAGTAAAGCCTAATCCTAAATCTTGTAATCCCTGTATAAAATTGCCAGTTTGAAAGTCTTTTACTTTTTCTTTAAAGAAATCTTTTACCGTTTTCTTTTTAAAATCTAAACTATCAAACTTATCTTTATATAATTTATATTCTGGTGGTAATAGGTTATATAAATTATCGATATCTAAATCAATGCTATCAAATATTGTATTTAAATAAGTTCTATCAGTAGCAAATTTAATAACATCAACTTCTATACCAAGTATTTCAACTGTTATTTCAATAGCTACAAGGTCAGCAACAATTTTTAATAATTGTGATTGTACATATGTACTAAACTCATCAACTAAACCTTGTACTCGTATCTCCCATTCTATTTCTTGTATTTCTATTTTTTTAAACTTAGGGTCATATGGGGCGAATATAGGCTTTAAGGTTTCTAGTATATCTTTTATTTCTTCTATCTCGTATGTATACGCGTGCGAAGCTAAACCTTTAAAATAATTTACTAAATTAGCTGGTGTAGGTAATAAAACTGCCGGGCATTCTAATGGCGGTATTGTTAACGTAGGAGTTGTCATTAGATAACTTTAGTTTTAGTTAATGATTTAATTTCTATAGTTCCATCTTCTAAAAATTTAATATAAGAACCTGACTTATGTGTAACTCTTATTTCTTCAGAACCATCTTTGTTATCTATTTCAATCTTATGGCCTGCTTTAGATACATGTATCTTATTATCTACTGACGCATCACTTGGTATATCTTTTGTACCATCTGTTTGTGTTGCGACCGAACCGATAACCATAGGGTCTTGAGCACTTGGGCCATCTCTAAAGAATCCTACGACCCACGACCCTGCTTCTGTTATATTTCCATCTTTATCTTTTACTTCAGCTTCTAAATGATGATTACCACCATTGCCTTTTACAGACGCTGATGTTACAGGCATTATTACAGTCGCCCATGGTAAATTTGCTGTTGGTAAAACCTTTTGATCCGTAGTGTGATAACCAAGGCATCGAACCTTTACTCTATTTAAATTTAAAGTATCATTAATATCTTCAACGATACCTGTGAACCAAGTAAAGTGTTGTGTTGTAAAATCATCTGCTCTCATTATACTACCTTCGGCCTATTTTTTATTTCCGTGATTTTATCAATGCTTTCAATAAATGAATCCTTTTGAATTGTTAATACCATTTCATATTTATTTGTAAATTTATGTATAATCTTTGTTATTATATAGTTACCAGATAAATAATTATCAAATGGAATTTCTTTTGAATCTGAACCAGCTCTATTAATCAGTGTGTTAATTTTATCTCCTAATTTTAGAGTAAAATCACCAGCAATGGTTATATCCAAGGTTACTGTATTTAAATTTTTTAAATATGAATGGGCATTTAAATATCCAGCACCTATCGCACTACTATAATTTTTAGCCTTATCAAATGCTAATGAATTTTGAGATACAAAAAAGTTTTTACCCTCTTTGAATTTATTCATAGGTCTGTCCATTAATTTCATATTATCAGATATGGAATCATTAGGATTTAGTTTTTCATTTCTCGTATAACTATAATCAATCTCTTTGGAATACGTTTTTGTCGCAATATCAATTGTATGTAATGTTGAACCATAAGCCCCATCAGCAACTGACCTTAATTGAGAAATATTTAAATCAGATGATAGTGTTGTGATTTTTTTCCTTTCTTCCTCGTACGCATCTTTTAAATCTTTCTTGGTTGAAATATCATCTAAAAAATATGGAGCATAATTATATGTATCATATACACTTTTATTTACCATATCCTTATATGATTCCAATACTACTTTATTATCTGTTATTCTCTGGTAAAAGAAAAACGGTGTTGTTCCATCTATTGCGTTAAGCAATAACCATTTAATAGCTGAAAGAGGTCTTAATCTAGGATATACTCCAGTCGCCGCTCCAGTTCCAGTACTAATTTGAAGGTCGGTATCGGATATTTTTAATTGCTGTGTACAAATATTTTTAATTGATACTCCCATTGACCCAGAAAATGCACCAGTAAGTGTTTGCAAATTACTGTTATAAACATAATCAGAAACACAGGTAAGAGTAAAGTTTTGCATTGTTTCCTTTAACCTGGAATAATTACCAATGTTAGCTACTCTTAAATTTAGGATATATTCTTTTTTATCACCAGAAACAATATCAGAACGAGAAATGTGCACAAGCACTTTTTCATTACCCATTATTTTATAACCTTCAAGTACACCTAATGCGTCACTTATTGCTACATCAAGTGAAATACCCATTGTTGAAATACCTTCAGTAATAGTAATGTCCTGTGATATAAATGTTAAATCAACATATTGTTCAGCTGAGTTTAAATTTGTAAACAGATGAACCTTTTCAACAACAAATGAATTTGGTTTAGTCGCATTTGTTTGTTCGCTGTTTGATGTATTTGCCATTATTGATTAAGTGAAGTTTTAAATGCATCTACAAATTGTGCAATATAGTTAGGGTCAACATATCTAATTTTTGACCTTTCTTCGTTTAATTCAAATTCATGTGTTCTATTTGACACAAAGGCTAAATCACTATCAGCAACTCCACCAACAACATGTTTTGCATTTGATACAGGTTGTTTTAATTTGGTATCTTCTTCTCTATAGTAATAATACGGTGCATCTGCATACTTAAATACTCTATGTGTATCTACAAAATCGCCAGAACTTGAACCGGTTATTTTTTCTATTGTGTTACTAACCCCAATAAGGCTACCAATATAAGCACCAGTAACATTCTGCACTACTAGTTGACTCATATCAATATTTTTCTTTGTAAGCGTCCCTGTTGCATTAGATGTCGAACCTGTAATTGTTTCTCCTAATGTAAACCTACCTGCTAGGCTATTAGGAAAGGCTGCACTTGAGGTTGGATTTGTTTCGATTGCAAATCCATTATATTCTTTATCGATATATTTAAGAAGTTGCTCTTGACTCATAGGCCAAGCTCTATAGCCGTCATGTAGAAAATCATTAACAACAAAAAATGTCCAGTAAAAGTCTGGAGTACCATACAATCTTGTAGATACAACATCAGGTCTTTCTCCATTTATTACCTCATAAAATCTATATGCCGATACATTATCTAAAAATACTGGTAAAGGTTTAACATGTCTAAACATATCAACCATATTCTGCACAACACCTGTGCGATTAAAATCGTATTCTACTTTTGGAAATTGCTTAAAAAAACTCATTTTATTCTCCTGTGCCGGCTTGTGGCTGTACGGTTGCGGCTCTTAACGCTTCTTGGGCTTCTTTATCTAATCTTGTCTGTTCATCGAGTCCAGGCAAATCGGTTCCATCCTCAACGCTATATAAATCTTGTCTGGTAAGTGTTTTCACTTCTTGGAATGTTAATGCGATATCTGTTTCCACTGGCGCGCCATCATCATGGAATATATTTGTTGTTTGGTTATATGTAGTACCTAAACTTGTTAAATGGCATGTAGAAATTAATGGCATAAATGTATTTTTTTTATCTCCTCTGAAAAAATCTATTTCAAAGTGAGCAGGATATTGTATTGATAAAGACCCTGTTGCTTCAGGCATTGAATAATTCCTTAATATATCAACCATTCTTCGTATTGTATTTGCCTCTGCCTGTGATTCTGATATTAATTTAAAATCCATTTGAAAGGTACGGAGCTGAGGTCCGCTATATGATACATTTGTAAATTGATTTTGTGCAATACCTTTTTCCAGTGCACCTAATCTTCCACCTGTACCAGCTAGTGAGCCAGCAAGAGCACTCACTCCCTTAATTCCTCCAGCAATTGATTCTATATTCATGGCCGATGCCGCAACTAAATCGGCTTGAGTTAAGCCTGTATCTGCAGCCGATTTAAGTCCAATACCCTGTAATATGGCATTCATACCAGCGCCCATTGCTCCTCTGTCCATGGTACCATAATCGCCACCATCAGTTACAACAAATCCTACAGGCTGAAATAAATGAAACACAAATGGATTAATCCTAGTTCCATTTTGTAATTCGTGTATCTCGAGTCTAATATGATTGTGACCCTTTTCGGCCTCTGAAGCCAAAGTAGACGGAAATCTAATTATTTCTGCATTAGCATCGGTCTTGTGTCTCTCTTTTCCCATTTCTAGCCCTTATAAATAAAATAAAACATATATAGGTTTATTTATAATGGCTTACAAAGGGAAATACAAAATAAAGAATCCGGATAAATATCTGGGGAATCCAACTAAGGTGGTGTTTCGTTCTCTATGGGAAAGGAATGCTTTTCGTTGGTGCGAAGCTAATCCAAAGGTAAAACTCTGGAATAGTGAAGAAGTAGTCGTACCATACAAATACCAAGTTGATAATAAATTGCATCGGTACTATGTCGACCTTTTAATTCAAATGGATAATAAGGAAACATATTTAATTGAAATAAAACCTAAGGCTCAAACACAGCCACCAAAGAAAAGGTCACGCAAAACCAAAAGATATATTAATGAACAATTAGATTACATTAAGAATCAAGACAAATGGGAAGCGGCCGACCAATTTGCCAGACATAAAGGTTGGAAGTTTCAGGTATGGACCGAAGAAACTTTAAAAAATCTAGGCATCAAAGTACTCTAAAAACCATATAAATAGATTATATGGCAAGTTTATTCGATACATTACAAGCCCAAGCTCAGAGAGCAGGTGTTACAGCACGGACCAAGGATTCAAAGAAATGGTTTGAAAAGAAGGTGGGCGAATTATCACTATCAAGAAGTAAGGTATTAAAAGACTCCGCACTTGATAAAACCACAAGAAACATTAGTGGTAATATGTATATGTATTTTTATGACCCTAAGTTTAAGAAAACATTGCCATACTATGATAGGTTTCCATTAACAATTATGGTTGAACCGGCACCTGGTGGATTTTATGGATTAAACTTGCATTATTTAAGACCAGATATCAGGGCACAATTTTTAGATGAGTTAATGAAATTAGCTCCAACCAAGGTAAGAGAAACAACTAGAATAACAAAAATGCGTTACAGTCTTTTACAGGGTGTAAAAAAATATAAAGAATTTAAACCATGTTTTAAACATTATTTAAGTAAACATGTTAAATCTCAATTCTCCAGAGTTCAAATGGCCGATTGGGAAATAGCAGTATTTTTACCAACAGAGCAATTTATTAAGAAAAGTAAAACTGCTATCTGGAACGAAAGTACTAAAATTGCGAGAAGTTAATGAGCACAATAGATAAATTAAAATCAGTAATAGGCAAAAGAGGTGGATTAGCAAAATCAAATAGATTCAATGTTATATTTACCCCACCAACCCAATCATTACTTAATTTAAACTCATCAGCACTAATTGGTGTTCTTGCGGGTGGTCAAAGTGTTAAAAGTTTAATCAGTGACCCAAGGGATATATCACTATTATGTCAAGGTGCAAATATACCAGGACGACAAGTTACAACAATAGATTATCAGTCAGAAAAACAAGTAGTGCCAATTCCTTATGCAATTATAGATGAGGATGTTACTTTAAAGTTTTTACTAACAAATGATTATTACATAAAAAGAATGATGGACGATTGGGTATCATCAATAGTTAATTTAGATACCTACAGAGTAGGATATAAAAAAGATTTCGCATGTGATGTTGTGATACAACAATTAGATGCAGAAAATGTGCCAATGTATGGAGTGAAACTTGAGAATGCGTTTCCTACTTCAGTAACTGGTATTGAATTGGACCAGATGCAGGAATCTGCACCAATGGAATTGAGTGTAACATTAAGTTACGATAAGTTAACCAATCTAAAAGGCCCAGCTAGTAGCACAGTAGGTGGTATTAAGGCTGTATTAGATATACTAACTTAATTAATATAATATAGGAGAATATTATGGCTTTGCCAAAATTGAGCGTTCCCCAGTATATGGTTATATTACCATCTACACAGGAACAAATTACTATGAGACCTTTTCTTGTAAAAGAGGAGAAGGTATTAATGATTGCATTAGAATCAAATGATGCTATGCAAATAAGTAGAGCAGTGAGGGACATCATTTTATCATGTTATGATATAAAAGATTTAGAACCTTTAACTGTCTTTGATATTGAATACTTGTTTTTACAATTAAGAGCAAAATCTGTAGGTGAAAATATGAACATACAGATTAAATGCCAAGAAGAAGATTGTAAAGAACTTACACCGATATCAATTAATGTTGACGATGTTGTGATAATAAATCAGGAACAAGACCGTACAATATTACTTGACGAAGGTAGTGGTGTTGGAGTTAAAATGAAGTATCCATCATTGGAACTAATTAGTTCTATGGATATGGAAAAACTTAACTCTATTGAAGGTGTTATGGATTTAATAGTGAAATGTATAGATTCGATATTTGATAACGATAATGTATACGATGCAGATACTGAAACACCAGAAGAACTTAGTTCTTTTGTTGAAAGTTTAAGCAGTGAACAATTTAAAAAGGTTCAATTGTTTTTACAAGAAGTGCCTGCAGTTTATTATAAAACAGATTATGCATGTAAATGTGGTAAAACACAAGAGGTTGAATTAAGAGGACTGAATAGTTTTTTTACATAAGCCTCTCGCATGAGAGTTTGGAGAATTTTTACCAAACTAATTTTGCATTAATGCAACATCATAATTACAGTTTAACTGAAATAGAAGATATGGTGCCGTGGGAGAGGGAGATTTATTTATCTCTACTACAGGAGCATATTAAAGAAGAAAACGAAAGAATTCAGAAATTAAATAGGAGAAGATAATGGCTGAGAACCAAGATAATAGTAGGAATGAAGTAGAAATAGACTTAGATAAGTATATGGCTATGATTGAGAAGCTTGATGAACAAGAGGACCAAATCAAGGAGATGAAAGAGGAGGCCAGGAAGGCCGCAGAACAATTAGGTCCACGTAAAAGAAAATTCATGGATTTATTTTTAGATGATAATGACTTAAATGAAAAATCAATCATAGGATTTATATCATTCTTTTTAATGATGACTTTCGGTATTACCGATTTAGTTACAGCATTAGTATGGGATATTGACTTAAAGGTTTCTGAAACAATATACACTTCATTCGTGGTAGTAACACTAGGGTCATTTGGTATATCCGAAGCTGGTAAAGCATTCGGCAAATAATTAAGGACTAGAAATGGAAGAAACACCAAAAAAACCAGCGCCGGGTAAAAGCGAATTTGCCAAATTAATTGAGGTAATGGAGTCGAACAATAAATCGACTGACAAAATTGAGATTGATGGTCGTAATGTAAGGCGACATTTATTAGAAATGAAAAACATGCAGAAGGTCATGAATGACTTTCAAGCGCGTACGGTATTTGGTTTTGAAAACTTCCAGGACATGATTGATTCTCAAAAGCTTGGTGACCTTGAATCTGAAAGAGAGAGAATGGGTATATTTGAAGAGATTCGAGACGAACTGAGAAATCAATCTTCTACAGGCCCAATCTCTAAAAGTGATAATTCATCTGGTGGTGGTGGTAAAGGTATCATGGGTAACATGATGAGCAGTAAAATTGGTGCGATTCTTTCAGGTGTAGGTATAGCCGCAGCAGGAATAGGATTTGGACTTGCTGCAGTAATGTCACAGGCCCCAAAATTAATAAAAACATTCGAGGATATGGATGTTAATAAAATACAAAAGAATTTTGATGGTCTTTTATCCATAAATGAACAAGCTGGTGGCAATAAGGAAATGCTAAAAGATGGCGGTTCCCTCGCATTTGCCCTAGGGCAAATAGGTGTAGGTCTGGCCGCACTAAGTATTGGTACTGGCGCCTCAGTTGCCGTTGATAAGTTTGCTGGTGATAGTGATTTTGTAGGTAAAATTAAAGCTAATGTTGAAGGTCTATTAGGTATTACAAAATTAGAAGGAGCTGGCCTAGGTGAAGGAGGAACAGCCGCGTTCGTAGCCACAATGACTGGATTAGGCTTAGGTTTAGCTGTGTTTGCTTTAGGTAAGGCCGGAGCAAGTACAGCTGAAGCAATTAAAAAATTCACAGCTGGTGATAATTTTGCAGAGGGTATAGTTAACGAAGTCAGAGCATTATTAACAATTAATAGCTTACCAGGTGCTGAAAAAGGTAATGCAACTAAGTTTGTTAAGACCATGACTGGATTAGGTGTTGGTTTAATGATGTTTGCTTTAGGTAAAGGTGCTTCGGGTGTAGCAGATGCAGTTACCACATTCCAAGGGAAAAATTTTGGTCAAGATATAAAGGACGAGGTTGAAACATTACTATCTATTACCAAATTAGAGGGTATTGGGTTTGACACTGCTAAATTTACTGGAGTAATGAGTGGATTAGCTGCAGGTCTTGTTGCCTTTTCAGTAGGTAAGGCATCATCTGGAGTTGCTGATGCATTTACTAAATTTACTGCAGGTGATAACTTTGCAGAGGATATCAAAAAAGAAGTTGAAACATTATTAACTATTGGCCAGGGTGCTGATATACAGACCACCAAGAACGCAACTCTTGCACTAACTGAATTAGGTTTAGGTTTGGCTGCATTCGCCGGTGGTAAAGGCGCAAATGCATTAGCTGATTTAAAGGCAGGTGTTGTTAAATTCTTAACTGGTGGAAAAAGCCCTATTGACCAAGCAATTGCATTAGGTGAAAAACACGCAACAGTGCAAAAAGGTGCTGATGCATTCCAAGACTTTGCAGATGCATTAAATAGTTTCTCTAGAGTAAACTTGGATTTTAATGCAGAGAAATTTGCAAAACAATTATTTAACGCGGCCCAAACACTTGAACTCGCATTCGAGGGTGGCTCAGCAGGTGGTTTCTTAGGATTTGGTGGAGATAAACTTGTAGGTATTACCAATATGCAAGCTGATATGGATGCAGCAGTGGATACAATAACCAAATTAAGAGGTTCATTAGATATGAGTACTGCTACTGTATCAATGTCTGTACCAAGCCCAATTGAAGGTATGGCAGTAAATACACTTTCCGTTGAAAATGCAATACTTAAAATACCTCAAACATCATCTAGTGGTGGTGCATCGATTATTGCAAAAGGTGGTGATAGTGTTAGGACAGGTGATACAATTCTAATTAATAACAATTCAAGTACTGTTACCGATAGTCTTAATATCGACAGATAAAAAAAAGGGGAACCTCAGTTCCCCTCCGAAAAAAACCCTAAGGTTTAATTTTCTTTAGCCAGTTTAGCAAAGTAGCTTAATGTATCCTCTTCGGATTCATCTTGTACTGGTTGCCCAAAAGATTCTGCAGCTGCAGTATCCATTGCTGACCCAGCCTCTGTCATTCCAGGTGCGTCTGCACTAGGTGTAACATTTGCGAATGGGTCTGTTTCAGCCAGTCCAGCATCGACTCCTAATACTCTATTTAATTTAGATTTTAGTTCATCGTATGTTTTATAATTAGCAGGGTCTAAAAAGTCCTGTAAATTATGAAGTTGACCATAGGTCTCTTCTAGTCTTGCTTCATCGCCACTGTATAAAGCACTTGGTGTGGCAAATTCTGATTTATCATAGTTTACCCAACCTTCGACTTTTCTGATTTTAATCTTAAAGTCAGCGCCTTCCCAGAAGTCATAAGGGTTACAAGGTGATTCATCTTCAAAAGCAGGTTGCATAGCTTCCATGATTTTGTCAAAGATTTTCTTACCAAACTTGTACAGTTTGACCTTTCCTTCATTTTCTGGATTGCTTGGGTCAGATACGATTAAAACATTACTTACATAATGTAATCTTCTTTTTCTATCCCTAGCGATTTGCTTATCCTCATCTCTTCCAGAGTTCCATAGTAAAGAGTTTGACTCCGATACTGGGTCCTGCTGTCCAATAGAAGTTAAGGAGTTTTCGATATACCATAATCCAGTAGAACCTTTGAAACCGTGGTCCCAATATCTTACCCATGGTAAATCTTCACCTTCCTTAGCTGGCAAGAATCTGATTACTGCGTAACCATTTCCTGCTTTATCTCTGGTAGGTTTCCAAAGTCTGTCATCATCATATGAATTAGCCTCTGGTTTTGTGGATACTGCTTCTGCAGCTTTGACGAGTTTATCGATTGATGAGCCTCGTGTGCTCTTTAAGTTTGCAAATGACATTATATTTCTCCGTATTGCGTTGTATTAAGGTCTAGGACCTTTTCTGTTTTATCCACTTTATGCATAATATAAGTTATATTATACCACATTATATGGTATTTGTAAACCCTTTTAATAAAATAAGTTTCATCTTTGTATTATCAAAGTTTACAAAGGGACTATACTTTTCAATCTTTCTTTTAATATCAGGCCAAATTAATGTGTCTGATATATTTTTAGATTCTTTTTGTATAAACCCTATTAAGGAATTAAGAATAACAACAGTCTCTAAACTAATCTCTTCTTGCATCCATAGTTGAATAACCAGTGGGTGTTGACCATCTTCAGCTTTGAATAAGCCATCAAACTCTGGTTGTTCTTCTATTAGTTTATTTATATCATTTTGAAACACACGCGTTAGCGATTCAAGTGTTTTTCTATGACTTAAATAATTCTTTTCGCCCACTTCGTTTACCATTTCCCCTACATAGGAGACATCGTTTTTAAAGTTGGCTACATAATAACCTTTTAAATCCTTTTCATGCGATTTTGCTATCTTTGCGAAAAAGTATTTATCTTTTCTATTTAAGAAAGATTTAGCAGATGCATTAGTTTTAAAGTTATATTTTAATGCATCGTAATCAGTTTCAAAGTGTAACTTTAATGCATTATATAATCTGTAGGATTCAAATGGGTCTATCATATAGGTAATGTATTTGTTTTCGCACCTTTAATTAAATTTAATCTAGAAGCTTCTTCTTCGATTTTAGATTTAAGAGACGGTGTTAATAATCTTTTTAGGTTAGAGTAATCCATTCCTCTCTCCTCAATAATGATACATGAAGCATCTATATACGATATACCTTTTTTCGTGGCTACTAATTTTTCAACCGCCAAAGAGAATCTCTTTTTGGTCATAATTTTACCTTCTATCTCAACCGACAAAGTCATCGCCAACCTCAAATGAACAGCCAGTTAAACCACCAGCTTGTAATGCTTGTAATGTTCTTAATACTTCTTTTGCACTTCTGCCAGTATCAAGGGCATTAACTGAAACATGTTGTATGGTTCTATATTTATCGAATATATAAGTTGCCCTTAAACAAACCGGTTCTGCTTCTGCAACGATACCTAATTCATGTGATAAATTTAATCCACAATCAGCAGCAAGGGTATGATTAATATTACCTATTAATTCATTTTCTTTTTTCCAAGCTAATTTACAGAATTCATTATCTCCACTAATACCAATTACATTCGCATGTGGAACTAAACAGTCCATACCTGCGATTTCTGTTGGGCATATAAAGGTAAAATCCTTTGGGTAAAAGTAAACCACAGACCAATCATGTTTCATTGGTGTATAGCTTTCTTCTACATTTACTCTCACAAATTCGTTTTTATCATTGATTCCTGCAAGTGAGAATGCAGGAAACTTTTCTCCAATTCCTATCATTAGAAAGTCCTCATTAATATACAGTCAGAGTTAATTCTGCCTGTGGGTTTGGTTATTTTAGTTGTTATTGTACCCCAAATCTTTTCAATCTGTTTCTCTGTTTTATTTAAAATCATTGGTAGTATTTCATCAGGTTTTCGTAATGTAGCTGACCTACTGGTTTTATCAAAGTTTTTAATTGATGTGCCAGATATTATGAATCCGTCAATGGCTGTAGTTGTATATTCCATAAGTTTTCTTTGTTTTATATTATAAACAAATAACTTGTGTTTACCTGGTACCATTATTGGATTAATTGAAGTTAGCTTTGCGTCAATGTCTTCAGCACAATACTGAAGCCTTGATACTTGAGCATCTGATGATTTGGTTTTTCTTGTTCGTGGTGTTTTTGAAGCCTTAAATGATAGCTTTAATCTATCCAAGTCCTCGAACACTTCTTCGAACTGTTTTAAAATTTTGTTTTTCTCACCTTTAGTGAAATTAGAATAAGCTTCTACACATTGGTCACATGTTTTATCATATGCGGCCTTGATGTTATCATACTCAGCGTCTAATAAAGCTTTAAACATGTTTATTGCGTTACCCTTTAAGCCATGCATCTTCCATCTGTTATAAGCAGAGAACTTTTGTGTAAAATTACCTTCCAACCAACCGTCAACTATTTCAGTGTCCCAGTCATGATGTATAGTTTCCAATACTTTTCTTCTTGTTCTCTCTGCAGGTGATATAACAACCACATTTTTCTTTTGTGCCTCTTCGATCTTCTGCATTTTTAAAGCAAGTTGATATTGGTCATTAATAAAATCTTTTATCTTTTCAAGTTGCTCATCTGAATAAACCCACCCTCTGTAATATAGTTTAATTAATTTATTAACTGACATAAACCTGTAGTCCTTTTGTCTTTTAAGAACCTGAATTTTCTTTTTATCATACCCACAATAATCCATTGCAAATTGATATGTGGTTGGCATATAATCTTTTGTTTTATAAAAATAATTATACCACGAAGCGCCCTTCGTCCAATTACTATCATTGAATTCTGACTCTGCAGTATATATTGGTTCTGACCCTAGATACTTATCATCTAAACTTGGGCCTCTTTTTCTTTTCTTATTAATCGACATATTTCTCCTTATATATTGTTATATTATACCATAATTTTAATTGAATGTAAAGTGACCAGGTCTCCGCGGGTGATAAGGAGTTGCGTTTGATGAGACCTGGTCATGTAACTTAATTTAATAATACGAAATTCTCTGCTGCATTCTCAGCATATATTTCTGCCTTACCTGGTAATGGCATTCTTTCCATTAACATACCATCAATGAATTTTTCTACACACCAAACGCCATCATTTCTCATGGTTACACTTGCCATTCTTTTTTCTCCGGCAATTTCGTTCTGATATGTGTGATGATTACTATAGGTATGTTCTTTTTCTCCACCTAGTAATTTATCAATTTTAATTTCGATGTCTTTTAATTTATCCATCACTTCATCTATTCCATAATAGCTCATATTATTCTCCATTATCCTGTTTTCTTTCCCAAGGTAATCGGATATATTTACCTTGTCTTTGTTCTTCTTGTACATGTGCAGACATATACACAAACCAAACCCCAAACAATAGTGCGAGGCTACTAATTATAAATTGTATTACTTCATGCATAACATGCTCCTATTAGCGACATTATAGTACCTGCGATAATTAATATAAACATTAATTTAAAAAAGCCTACAATACACACCTCTATTATGTCAAGGAGTTTGGTAAAAATACCCATTAGTTTCTCCTCATTTTACTGATGTCTTCAGCTTCTTGTTGTGAAATAACTGGGACTGCATTTGATTTATGCATTGTCGCAATACCTTTTACTAGTGTTCCAGTGTATTTCATTGTTTCTTTTTTACTTGTGTTTGAATCTGGGTAGTTGCCAGTCTGCATATATTCTTCCATGATGGATTTATATTGCCTTGCTTGTTTGTTTCTTATTCGGTCAAGAGATGATAACTCAATGGTCATTGGCTTAAATTCAACAGGAGCTTTCTTTACTCTGTTAGAAGCGTGCTTTTTTCTTTTCCTACCTGTTGGGTCATATCGTAATGAACCCATATAAAAATTAGTTGCACCCATTACTTTGGTCCACCATTATGACCAATCAATGATTGATTTCTTAGTTTTTCTCTCCATGCGAGGAAATGTATTGCTACTTCTTTTGTTGAATGAGTTAAAGTACTCACTGGACTTCTTTTAGTTTTTTTCATAATTTAATCCTTATCAATTTTTAAATATGTGTATATTATACCACAACTAGGTGTTAATGTAAACACGTAATGTTAACTATTTTGTGTAAATGCACTGATGAGGTCTTCACCTTTCATTTCATACTTTGTAAAAATAAACCTTTCACCCGATGGATTTAAAGTTCTTTCTATTCTACCAGAATTATACTCTACATCAATGACACTTTTACCATCTTCAGTATCTTCTGGTCTGTTATCGTAATACATTGAACCAATTGAATGTGCATGAATGGCTCTTACCTTTGCCGCCCAATCCTCTGCTGCTATCTTTTGTCTTTGTATCTCTACTGTTTCGTCGTATTGTGTCATGTGTTATCTCCATCTCTATATTCTACGCTGTGTTTTGAAAACATTTTGTCTGCTTTTCTTTGCATTGATTTCTCTACTTGTGAATCAAACCATTGTCTTAACCACTGTCTTAGTTTACCCATGTACTTCTTCCTCTATGATAGCTTTAACTTTCTTCTCACTATACCATAGACCAGAAAAGGTCTGAGTATCACCATTTGCCCATTCAACAATATATCTTTTATATCCGTATGGTCTTTCAGAAAAGATTCTAACCCCTTCGTAACTTGCTATTAATATTCTCATTAATAATCTCCATCTGCCATTCTATTGGCATTATAAGCATCCATATAAGGACTGTCGGCTAAAAACCTAGCAGTATCCTTATCTGAATGATACATATTTTCAGGTCTGTTTAAATCAAGTGAACCAACTTTTAAGTGTCCAGCTTTTTTCATCTGTTGTGTTAACTTATTATAGTTAACTTTAGGTTTACTGTAAACTTTCTTTACCGTTTTCTCAAATTCTAATTTTTCTTTTTCCTCTTTAAGGATAGCTTTTATTTCATTTAAATCCATTAGTGAAATACCCTCCCATCTATAGTTTCAATTTCAAAATTGCCTTGTATGTCATGGCCGGTTCTTCGTGCAACTGAATCACAAAGTTTGTCCCATGATAAATTAAGCGTTTTTGGATTTTTATCCTTAGCCCAGATTTGTTCAACTAAATCTAGTTCAACATCTACTGGTATATCTGTTGCGATATGTCTCATTGATAATTTCATAGTCTTCTCCTTATCTTATTTTTAAATATAGGTATATTATACACTATTTTGGCGCACCTGTAAACACGCTAGATGAAAATAAATGAAATTGTAACACAAATGTAACACAAATGTAACATGCCTGTAACAAAACTTTATTTGTCATAATAACTCCTTACAATATATACTCGTATGTAAGCTACAACCGTTAGATTGGCTGATATTAATACACTTAATGTGATTGGGTTTGTAATTTCCATTACGGTTATGAATAACCATAAAAGAAATAATTGCGCAGGATAATTAATTAATAATCCACTGAATACAACCATTGCGGTTTCTTTATGTCTTTGTTTATTTTTCTTGTTCATAATATAAAAAGGTGATTGGAGGTCGCTGCTTCTGGTCGCGTTCCTTACTAACAGTCAGTATGTCGCTGATTCAGGTGTTGCTTTCACAGACCTTATTCCCTCCAATCGAAACTGGGAGCTTTTTGGTATTTCAATTTCGTGGGTGTTATCCCATTTCTTTACACCGTGTCCTTCTAAGCCAGGCCTTACCTGGATTTTATCAAGGTCAATAGGTATTGACCATAAGGTTTCTCGTTTTCCATATCTTCCCATCATCACTCTTTGAATTTCAGATATTTCATTGTTGCCTTTTGTTATAACCTCAATACCATATATCACGTCTTAATTGATTTTAATACAGTTATAACCGGGCGTTTCGTAGGACTTCACAACAACCAACCAACTACAGTCCTTCC